TCAGTCGAGATTTACCAGCGGGTTTAACGTAACGGCATCCGCAAGGTGATCGGGTGAGAAGTGCGCGTAAACCATCGTCTGGTTAATGCTGGAATGTCCCAGAATACGCTGTAAAACGAGGATGTTGCCGCCGTTCGCCATGAAGTGACTGGCAAAGGTGTGGCGGAAAACATGTGTGGCCTGTCCTGCGGGGATTTCAGGGGCAACGCGTTTAAGTGTCTTACGGGCAAGGTCGTAATCAATGTTTGGGAAAAGCAACCGGCCTTCGCCCTCTGTGATCTCCTTCGCAAGTTCGGCGGTAATGGGAACGGTTCGGTGCTGGCCGTTTTTGGTTTCAGTGTAAGTGACGCGATCACTGTATACGCGATCGCGCGTGAGCCTGGCCGCTTCATTCCAGCGGGCACCTGTTGAAAGGCATAGTTTTGCAGCTTTAAGGTTATCGCCTTCGAAAGCTGAGAGAACGCGGCGGATCGCGTCTTTGGTCAGGAAGCCTAACTCCGTTTGAGGTAATTTCAGTTCGCTGAGTTCTGTTAATGGATTTTGATCATGAAATAAACCCAATTCCCGCAGCTTGTTAAACATCGCTTTTAGATCGCGATGTTCGTTGTTCACGGTCTTACGGGCAGTGCCATCTGTAATACGCTTCGCCCTGTACTGTGCAAATGCTTCGGGTGTAACGTCGATCGCACGCGGGAAACCTAACCGGCGATCGGTGGCCTTTAGTTTTACGTGGCGGTTTTCGCCATCTTTCAGCGTGCTGCCGCAGCGATCCCACCATAGTGCTATCAGGTCTGTAAGTGAACTTCGATCCCTGGGTTTATCAACCCATTCTTTGTTGTGATGGGTTGCGATAGCCCATCGTTCATATTGCTGGGCCTCAGATTTGGTAGCGAATTTCTTGCGGATTCGCTTACCGTTACGTCCCCGTGGCCGTACATCTACCATCCAGCCATCATTACCCAGTGATTTAATCGTCATGTCAAAAACACTCACCCTAAGAAACTAACAATCTCGCTGCAAATACCACCATTACCCCAATTTTTATAAATCTTATAGATAGTTAGCCAGCCTTCTGGCCTTTTTGGGGGCTGGAGATTTTGTCTTGCCCATCAGGGGAGAGAGCCGGGGATATTTGTCCCGATTCTGGTGCGATCTGGTCAGTCATTAACCAAAGGGCATATTTAGAAAGTCTGGGATTTTGAGTGTACTTCGTAAGGGTATCGCTTCCTATGTTAGCGATTCTGCCTGTTTCGTAACGCTTCATTGTCGGTACTGGAATGCCTGTAATTTCAGCAAGTTCCTCACGGGTCAGCCCCTCAGCTTCTCTTATATCTCGTAATTTTTTTCCAATCGTCATTGACAGGGTTCTCCAAAGCACCCTAATATTCACTCAAGGGTTCTCATAAGAACCCCTGTTAAACCAATCTAAACCGATCCTAAAGGATAGCCCATGACGACAACGCGGAAAAGCACCATTGAAAAGGCTGCGTCTTCAAAGGTGCGTAAAATCACAGATTTACCTGTCTGCGGCACTAAAGAACGCGAAGCCATGACACTTGCCCTTGCATATCTGACTGAGAAAGGCATCAAGCCACGCATGACACTTAAAGAGTTTGCAGAGTTTTACGGCATGGATTTGCGTCAAGTGCAAAGCGATGCCGAGCGCAGATATCTGCCTCTGGCGCCAAGAGCAATGCCAGGCCGCAGAGAGCTGTTACAGGTCAACATGGTGGCGTATTACGCCCGCATGTATTTGGACGGCTTCAACCATCTGGATAAAGCCTCTGCTTTTTAGATGGTATTAAGTCGTGAAACCAATCTAATCATCGGTGAATTAATAAATGAAAAAGCGCTATTCACAGCATGGGACACATGCCGGAAGCACTCCGGGATTGGTTCAGGTAAGCAAAAACGTTTATGTCTTTAACGGCTTCACTATCCGCAAATCACCGCGCAATGCTTTTAACAGAAGCAATTCATATCTGATTAATAAGCGGGATGATAACGGCGGTGTTGATAATTATTATGGACGTGACTTTGCATTAGCTGAAGCAATGCAAACAATCGACAGGATAAGAAATGGCTCCTTTATCTCTGCGCGATAGCTGGTTGCTTGCTTTCTGGCTAATTGTATTCGCCAGATTATTCCTGTTTTCGGCTCAGGGAATAATTAGAGACCACTGCCGAAGAGTGCAACTTAAGATGAAGTTAAAATTACGGAGCAAAAGAAATGAAACGAGAATACGCAGATAAAATTAATTCCCTGCTGCAATGCTTCCATTTTAATAAAGAGTTTCTGGAGTGGAATCACGAATACTCTTTGCAGTTGTTACGTCATGGCGTATCCCATCTTTACCACTTTGCCATGCTTGAGGGTGAGAACGATGAAGCCACGCTGGAAGAACTCCGCAATGTTATTGTCTCAATCACCAATGGTGAGATTCCTCAGCCCTACGATCTGACCTCAATCAGCAACGAACCGAGCGAACCAGAAACAAGAACAGTGATGTTTTTAAAGCCGCTGGCGGTATCGGTTGAAGTTACCCCAGAAATGTTGCAGGACCTGAGGCGAGCAGCGGCAAGCATTCCCTCTCAAAGGAAGAACCCAAATCTTTACTGATCATCGGAGTACGCCATGTTCACCGAAGAGAGAACATCGTGGGAGCGGGAAATGTTGATCCGCGAATCAATTGAAAGCGCCGAAAAAGGGTTTACTGTTCAGCTTAAAAATGGTTCGCGTATTTATATAACACCGGACAGCCCGACAATTGATTTGATTGTCTATGGCCTTGAAAAGGCAATAAGGGGGAATCATGAGCGTGCACGTATGACGTTCATTGATTTTCTTTATTACTGGCATGAAAGGCTGTTCAGGCAGATAAAAAGAAAACCTCGTCCTAACCACTAATTAAGCAGGCTTTAATTAACGGTATTCATTTTGCCGGGGATCCGTTTTGCCTTTTTCAGGAGGTTGCATGTCGATTAAGCCAATAAAACTGGATAACGAAATAAGTGATCCGAAGTTTGTAGAGATAAGTACCAATGCACGAAAACACGAACGCGCCCACCTTTTGGTGGCTGCTTCGTATTTTTGTCGGCCAGCTGAAAAAGGAAAGCGTCACCGCTGATGAAATCCAGGCCTCGCTTGAGGACTGGATAAACAACCGTGAATTAACCACCCGAGATGGAGATAAGTGACATGGCAGAACGCAACAAACGCAATGAGTTCTTCACCGCAATGCTGACCGGCGCAATGGCCGGGTGGGCTATGCCGGAGCAGGAACGCGAAGCCCGTGATTTGATTATCAGAATGTGGCAGATGGCGGACATGGCCTGTTACCACGATCTGCAATCCGAACACCCGCGCGACGTGGCGGAACGCTGGATCAGAAAAAATTACCGCATCATCGACACCGAGACGACAGGCCTTGGCGCTGACGCGCAGATCGTAGAAGTGGCGATCGTTGACCTGAAAGGTGAAGTTCTGCTGAATACCTTGATTAAACCAACAATTGCCATCCCGGAAGAGGCGACCGCCATTCACGGCATCACCAACGAGATGGTCGCTGATGTGCCAGCCTGGAGCGATGTTCTTCCCTCCGTACTGGAGCTACTCGGTAAGTACTGGATTACCTATAACGCTGAATTTGATTTGCGGATGATTGAGCAGTCATCAGCGCTTCCTTTACCGCAGATGTCACCGTTCTGCGCAATGCGACTTTATGCGGAGTTTAACGGCGAATGGGATGCTTTACGCCGTAAGTACAAATGGAAGAAGCTGACCGAAGCGGCCACCGCACTGGATGCATGGCCCAAAGAGAACATCGGTGTTCCACATCGTGCCCTGTATGACTGCCGCCTGACTCGCAACATTATCCTTGCTATGGCTGGGGTGGCATTATGATCCGTTCCCTCCTCAAATGGCCAGGCGGCAAAAGCCGCGTGATGCCTGAATTACTGCCACATTTACCAAAGGCTGGTTGCCTCGTTGAGCCTTTTGTCGGCGGCGCTTCCGTCTTCCTCAATACCGATTATCGTCGCTATATCCTTGCGGATATCAACCCCGATCTGATCCGCCTTTATCGTGAGGTAAAAAGCAATCCTGAGCTGGTGATTGATCTTGCCCGCCCGCTCTTTGTGAGCGGCAATTCCAAAGAGGAATACTTACAGAACCGCCGCATTTTCAACGGTACAAAAGGCTTACTTGATGTGGCCCGCGCGGCTCTGTTTCTCTACCTCAACCGCCACGGCTACAACGGCGTGGTGCGTTATAACCAGAGCGGCGGTTATAACGTGCCATTTGGTCAGCACAAAACCACGCCTTACTTCCCGGAAGCGGAGATCCGCCAGTTTGCTGAGAAGGCCAACGACACCAAAGCTATTTTCCTGTGCAGCTCGTTTCAAAACACCCTCAAAGTGATGGTTGGGACGGATGAAGCCATTTACTGCGATCCGCCGTACCTGCCTGCCAGCGATACCGCCAATTTCACCCAATACCACACCGAACCATTCACGGAAGACAACCACCGCCAGTTAGTCCAGGCACTGCTGGAAGTTAACCGTAAGCATGGCGTGAAGGTCGTCATTTCCAACAGCGACACCGAAGCCACTCGCGCGATTTATCAGCCCTTCAAGATGCACGAAATCAGCGTGCAACGTTCCGTTAGCACTGACAAAGACAACCGACAGAAGGCCAAAGAAGTGATCGGCGTGCTGCCTGTCTGCGACTGCTGCGGGCGTTACGGCGGCGGTTGCCCTGATTGTGGCGCCGTAATGGGTGATGCGACCTACAACGCGATGGTTGCGGCGGGTGCGTTTGATGATGGGGAGGCTTTCTAATGTCGATCATAGATCCCCGTTGTAGTGGTACGGATACGATAAATATCGTTTCTGTTTCTGGAGGGAAAGACAGCCTTGCGCAATGGCTTTTAGCCATTGAAAGCGGTGTGTCTTATACGACTGTTTTTGCTGATACCGGCCATGAGCACCCCCAAACAATGGAATACCTGGACTATCTGGAATCCAGGCTGGGAAAAATAGTTCGTGTTAAAGCTGATTTTTCTCGTCAGATAGAGGGGAAACGTAGGTTCATTGCAGAAAAGTGGCCTGTCTCTCTGGTTGAAGAGTGCGGAATGTCGCCAGAAGAAGCGGCGGAACGTATTCACCATGCACTGGAAGTTTTGAAACCAACAGGCAATCCATTCCTTGATCTCTGCATGTGGAAAGGGCGTTTCCCGAGCACTAAGGCGCGTTTCTGCACATTTGACCTGAAACATGAACCGGTACGAAACCAGGTGGTTTTGCCAGCGCTGGATGAGTTCGACGAGGTAATTAGCTGGCAGGGTGTTCGGGCGCAAGAGTCACCAGCACGGGCCGGTTTACCAGCCTGGGAGGAAGACGCAGATAACACGCCTGGCCTCCACGTCTACCGCCCAATTCTTAACTGGTTACATGAAGATGTGTTTGCCCTAGCGAAACGCCACGGTATCAAACCAAACCCACTCTATGAGCAAGGTTGCAGCCGTGTCGGGTGCATGCCTTGTATCCATGCCCGCAAGTCTGAACTGGCAGAAATATTTAGCCGCTGGCCGGAAGAAATAAAGCGTGTTGCAGAGTGGGAACGCCTTGTCGCGGCGTGTTCCCGCCGTGGAAATTCTACTTTTTTCCCTTCAACTCATGACCCGCGTAGAGCGGAAAAGCGGATCGAAGTTATTACCGTTGATGAATACGGCATTGAGTCTTATCGCGATTGGGCAATGACGACGCGGGGCGGCGCGCAATTCGATCTGTTGGCGGAATCAAACGATAAATCGGTATGCAGTAGCGTTTACGCCGGGGTGTGCGAATGAATGTCCACCCTGTTGCTTATTACAACGAGATCGATCCCTTCGCCGCGCAGTGGCTGCGCAACCTGATCGACGCTGGGCACATCGCCCCGGGCGTCGTTGACACTCGCTCAATTGAGGAAGTAACCGCAAATGACCTTAAAGGATTCACGCAATGCCACTTCTTTGCCGGGATCGGCGTCTGGTCTTACGCCCTGCGCCGTGCCGGATGGCCCGATGATCGCCCCGTCTGGACAGGTTCATGCCCCTGCCAGCCTTTCAGCGCCTGTGGAAAGCGGCAAGGAAAAGACGATGAGCGCCACCTCTTCCCCACATGGTTTCGTCTTATATCGGAGTGCCGTCCTGACGTTATCTTTGGCGAACAGGTTGCGAGCAAAGACGGCCTCGGCTGGCTCGACGATGTACGCAATCACCTGGAAAGAGCGGAATACGCTTTCGCTGGTTTCGATCTCTGCGCTGCGGGCTTCGGTGCCCCGCACATCCGTCAACGCCTCTTCTGGGTGGCCGACGCCGACAGCCAATTCATGGAAACATCCATCGAATGCAGGGAGAGAGGGCGGACTGAATTTGCAAACGGCTGCTGTATTAGCTGGTTGGCCGACACCAACCGCGACGGACGGGAAGGGCGGTTATCAGGGCGGAAGAGTGCGCAACGGGAAGCTATCAACGGATCGGCTGGATGTAACGGCGCAGCTTGCGGGATGGCCCACGCCAAACACTTGCAACGACAGGAACCCGCGCCAGCAGGATGCCTTGATGAATTACCGGGAGAACGGAACCAAGATTCAAAAGCGCTTGCAGGATTTGGCGGCAATAGCGGAACCAATGCGGTTAACGGTTTCTGGGGATCTGCTGACTGGCTATTTTGCCGCGATGGAAAGTGGAGGCCAGTTAAACCCGGACTTAAGCCGCTGGTTAATGGGCTTGCCGGACGCGTGGGCCAGTTGCGCGCCTATGGAAACGCCATCGTTGCGCCGGTCGCGGAAGCGTTCATAGCTGCATATCTGGAAAGTGCGCAATGACCACGGCAACCCGTGGCCGCTGCGCCCCTTCTCCACCACCACCGTATCCGGGTAGCACTGACAATGTTATCCCTTACGCTTATGGCGGGAACAAACCATACCAGCCGATTGGCGTTGATGTAGCGCCGGGGCTGGATGGTTTCGACTATCTCACGCCGGACGGCACGCGTAAGCATATTGCATTTAGTGAACTGGTAGCGGAAGACGAAAAGCCGGAACGCAGTAAGCTGCTGCGTCGCCGTCTGGCTTCTCTTCCGCAGTATGTCCGCCGCCACTTTGCCGCGAAGCTTGATACGCTGGGCGCGAAAGACCGCAAAGCGGCAGATCACTGGCTGCTTAACACCTTTGAGCGTCACGTATTAACGCGTATTGATGGCGTGAACAGTGTGTACCAGCCTGACACTGTGATGCCCGGCATTCTGCTGCCAATCCGCGATCAGCTTTTCCGTATGCTCTGGGCAGGGAAAAAAGAGTTAAAAAGACTGGCTTATACACTTGCCGATATCTTTACGAGCGAGTTTATACGCGAGTCCGATCACCAATTGGCGCACACCGGCGATCCTGAGTTCGCGGCGCTTTCTGGCTATGGCCGTATTGCGTCGCTGGCGGTGCATCTGAAAACGCCGATCCCCGGCTGGACAGCGTATTGCAATGAAGAACTTGAAGCGGAGGACGCGTTACGCGCGGTTCTCCGTCTTGAGTCTCCGCAGTGGTGGTTAAACCGCCTGCGCCGTATCCATGCCCGGTGGCGTGAGCATTTGATGATCGCAGCGGGATACGTCCAGAAAAAATCCTCCCCATACAGTAGCGCCCCGTGCCTTACGGAATGGCTGGCCCAGAAAAAGGCTAACCGTGAATACCTCAAGGCTATGGAGCTGGAAGACCAGGACACGGGCGAGCGCATTTCACTGATCGATAAAGTCGCCGGCAGTGTTGCCAATCCGGCCAACCGTCGCCGCGAACTCATGACGAGAATGCGCGGATTTGAAGATCTGGCGAAGCTGGAAGGGCTGGCCGGTGACTTCTACACGCTGACAGCACCTTCCCGATACCACTCCATGCAGCATAACGGGCGCCGCAATAATAAATACTGTGGCGCGTCGCCGCGCGAGACGCAGCAATATCTTTGCAAGGTTTGGGCGAGAACCCGCGCTGCGTGGAAGAGAAAAGGGATCCGCGTCTTTGGTTTCCGCGTGGTCGAACCGCACCACGATGCAACGCCACACTGGCATTTACTTCTTTTTATGCGCCCGGAATGCGTCGAGCAGGCGCGCGAAATCTTCCGAAAATATGCCCTGAAAGAAGACGGCAACGAACCGGGAGCGCAGGAAAACCGCTTTCAGGTTGTGCCGATCGACGATGCCCACGGCAGCGCAACCGGCTACATAGCGAAATACATTTCGAAGAATATCGACGGCTTCGCGCTGGATGGTGAGAAAGACGACGAAACCGGGGAAGACCTGAAAGAAATGTCACTCCGCGTTAGCGCGTGGGCATCGCGCTGGTCTATTCGCCAGTTTCAGCAGATCGGTGGCGCGCCGGTCACGGTATATCGCGAACTTCGCCGCCTGGGCGATCGCGAACTGGTGTTACACCCTGAACTGGAAACCGCCCGGCAGGCCGCTAACGGTGGCGAATGGGATAACTACGTATTAGCCCAAGGTGGCCCATTGGTTGAGCGCGATAAGCTGCGCATCCGCCTGAATTATGAAACCACTGAAAACGGTAACGCCTACGGCGATAACGTCCAGCGAATCACTGGTATTTACTGCCCGATTACGGGCAATGACTCTTTGATCTTCACCCGCACCACTCAATACAAAATCGTGCCGAAGCGCCAGAGCGCTGACGGTGTGGCCGTTGACGTTGGTTTTTCAGGCGGCAGCGCCGCCCCTCGGAGTTCTGTCAATAACTGTACGCGGGATCCCGTGGCAGGTGCTGACGGTGTTGAACATGCCGCCAGCGAAGCTACAGGGCAGTCAGAAATGACTGTGCCAGCTGAGGGCGTGACGGTGAATTTTGATGCGCTTTCACGGCAGGAAAAACGAGAACTGGCGCAGCGGCTTAGTGCCGATGTGCGAAGTAAGCGTAAAAAACGGCCACCGGAACGGGAAGAGAGTACCGGGCTGTCCGTAAAAGAGCAGCAGATCAGTGAACTGCTGGCGCTGCGTGGGATTGATGCCAGTGCCGGAATGGTCAGATCGTTGATGGCCGGTGCGTCAGTGGCGTGCGGCGATCTTGTTATGACCGTGCAGGACGGGCGGTTGGTATCGTGCAACCGTGTCGTGTCCGGGCTGAATAAGCTGCCGTCACAGGTGATGGCAGCGAAGAAAAAGACAAGCGACCTCGTGAACCGGATGAAGACCGCGTTTTCGGGGCGGAAGTAGGACGCTGATCAGCATGGTCGGCTTTGACAGTGTGGTACCGAAATACCGCGATGGCCGGAACGGTCAGCATTGACGGTGTGGTACCAGATTCCGGCAAATACCGTCATTTCCGGCAGTGTTGGCCATACATCGAGTACCGTCATTTTTAACAGTGCTGCAGGTTGTTAAAAATGACGGTGCCAGCTGAGGACGAAAGAAAATGAGTTATCTGGGAAGTAAAGCGGCAAGTGGGGTTTATCAGAAGATTATTGCTGAAATGCCACCGCATGATACCTACATTGAAACGCACCTGGGCAGTGGCGCGGTAATGTTTCACAAGCCACTTGCAGCCAGGACGATTGGAATTGATGTTGATGAAAATGCTTTTAAATTAACGCGCGAGCGCTGGTCAGATATGGGGCAAACACCGCCCAAGTTGCATCTGTATCACGGTGATGCTGTAGGCTTTCTGGAAAGAGAAAACTTTGCTCAAAATGGCCGCGTGCTGGTTTATTCCGATCCTCCATATCTGCTTGAAACCCGCACCAGTCGCGCCCGCTACCGCCATGAATATACGGTTGCCGATCATGAACGTCTGTTAGCCTGCCTCATAAGCCTGCCGGAAAACGTCAGCGTGATCCTGTCTGGCTATCCGTCGCGGCTCTATGACGAAACGTTAGCGGGCTGGCGAAGTAAGGAGTTTCAGGCCATGACGCGCGGCGGCGTGCGAACAGAAAAAATCTGGATGAACTACCCAGAAGGGCGTGCGTATTCCCACACGTTTGCCGGAAAAGATTACAACGATCGGCACCGTATAAAGCGCAAAGCTGAGCGTTGGCGCGCGAAATATGCAGCCCTTCCGCCTGCTGAACGGCTGGCGATCATGGTGGCATTAAATGAAGTAGACGGGGGTAATCATGGATGAATACCAGACGTTTTCAGATTCCGCTTGTGTGCTGACAGCTGAAGAGCAGAAAGTTGCTCAGCTTTTGGGGGATGCGTGGAATCTCTATCTTACATTGCCTGTTGAGCATCCAATGGGGAGGGATGAGTTTTGCCGTGCCATTCACCACTGTCAAAACATGGTGCTGGCACGTCCGGCAATCAGGGCACTGGCAGAGAAAGGCCAGGGATATAAGGGGTCAGTATCAGTATGACTTCAATATTTGACTTCATTAATGATGCGCACAATAATGACTTCATAAAGTGACTTCGTGAGGCAGGGAATGAAAGAGAAGGTTTCATCGCTACGGAAGAAGCAAAAAAGCACGCTTGAGCAGATATTTAAAACGCCCGTTCAGTCGGGCATTAAATGGGCTGATATCGAGTCACTGATCAGGGCGCTGGGAGGGGAAGTCAAAGAGGGGCGCGGTTCCCGCTGTAAGTTTATCCTTAACGGCAGTATCGCTAATTTTCATCGCCCCCACCCTTCGCCAGATACAGACAAAGGCGCAGTAGTTAACCTGCGTGACTGGCTTGAGAGCACAGGAGTTAAGCCATGAGCAAACCATCAACACCCAATACCATTGATATCGCCGGACAGCCAGCCATTATCAACTACGTGCCGGAACTCGGCGCGTTTCGCGGCAAGTTTCTGGGGCTGACCGGCTATTGTGATTTTGTCTCCGACAGTATTCAGGGGCTGAAAAAAGAAGGTGAGATTTCACTGCGTGAATATCTTGAGGATTGCAGCGCGGCGGGAATTGAACCTTATGCGCGTCAGGAGAAGGTTAAAACATTCACACTCCGATACCCGGAATCATTTGGTGAGCGACTGAATCAGGCCGCAGCTGAGCATGAAACCTCAGTCAACACTTTTATTATTGAGACGCTAAACGAGCGAATGAAACACGCCTGATCCTTTTCTTTTTATGCCGCCTGTTCTGGCGGCATTCCTTTCTTCCTGGTCTCTTTTCTCTGTTGCACAATAGTGCACAAATTTGCACAATTTTTTTGATGCTGTTTATGCCCTTTCCGCCCTGTGGCGGCGCGGTCTGACCCCAGATCGGGAAATGCACAAAAAACGAAGCAAATGTCGCGCGCAGGTGACGGGGGAACAGCCCACGCGACAGGGGGCAGGGAGGGGATGCCTTTAAATGCCATTCTCCGGCCTGTTTCGCCTTCTACGCGCGCTTTCTCGCTTCTGGATATGTTCGGGGTCGATTGCAGTTTGCACCTGCCAGAATCGCGCTCATGAGCTTTGAGTGAGGGTGCGTTAAAGGTTGTGCTGAGTGGTGCTCAGGTGGTGGCCGGTCATGCGAGGATTGAAAATTACTGAAGGATAACCGCCGCAGGATGTGCGGCGGGTGGTGCGACTCACTCGTCTTTGAGCAGAGCGTAGGGATTAAAGCGGATCACTTCCTGACCGAGCCAGTCATTGACGCCCTTCATGGCTTCCATCACGGGTAACATTTCGTTGATGGCGAAGACGCGCGCGGCCTTCTCAACATCACCCAGCGAGCCGTTGCCTTCCGGCATTGCGCCCATCAACTGCGGCGGGATGCGGTGAGCGTCGCGCAAATCGTTGCGCGTTGCTGATTTGATGTTAAGAAACTCATCCTTTGCCGATATCTGGCTGAACGGCAACAGTTGCACGCCGTCTTTGCCGCCGCCCGGCGCGTGGATCAGCACGTTTTTGAAGGAGCCTTTCCCCCTGGCCTGTGACAGCGTCTTTTGCACCACCTTTATGCTTTCCTGATCCACCTTCTCCGAACCGACATAGAGAATGCATCCGGCATGGGATCCGTTGTCGTAATAGAGTTTGCGGAACCTGTCGGCGGAGTGTGACAGGCTGGCGGACAGCAGCGCCCCCATGTATTCAGGCATTCCGTAGATTTCCTGATGAATATCCGGGTTCATGATGTGGCAGACCTGCCCCGTTTTAAATTCGTATTCATCTTTCCACTGCCGGATAAACCAGTAAGTATCAAGGTCACTTCCCCGCCGTGTGTTCAGGGCCGGAACATGCTGGAGTTTGAGCGGGTCTCCCAGGCGATTAGATCGACGCTCAAGATAGGCATTGCCGAAGACAAACCAGTCCAGCGCAAACGCAGAGAAGGCCTGACGTGACAGCAAGGGGTGAGGGATATAGCACCCGGTCAGCACATTGCGTTTGAAGTAAAGCGCCGACTGATGCAGCGGGGATTGTGCGAACGCACGGGTTAACCCCTTCCAGTCTATTGGCGTTTCGTAGTACCGGCCGTTATCGACGCAGCACATGCTGTCCAGCAGATCATAGCCGTCCGTTACCGAATATGGTCCGTCAAACGTGAAGGCGCTGAGCGCCGGATCGCTTCTGAGCGCGTCAGAGATATCAGGCTGTCCGGCCCTGCCACTGCTTGCAGTGTGTTTGTTTTTGTAGGTGCGCTTCTTCATCAGAACTCCATAGCAAACCCGCCGCTGCCACTCTCCTGGCCCAGCGGTTCGTTAATAATGGCGAGCATCGTCGCCCATGCGAGATCGCCGTGGCTGATACCGCGAGATCGGTCAGTGTCATAGGTGATGAAACCACCTGGCGTTTTAACTTTTCGCACCGCATTAAACGCCGTCACAAGCGCCCGCTCGCTGCGATCATATTCCCAGCGACCAGCGCGGATAATCTGAAGCATTTTCAGTACAAGGGCGCGTTTCGAGGCAAGGTTAAAGGTGTACGGCACCGCCATCGGGAAGAACTTCTTCACCAGTTGATAAACGGCCTCACCATTCCCACCTGTCACGTCAATGCCGATATGCTGAACGTTATATTTAAACGTCAGATCTGCGATAACCTTCGCCTGTTCTTCGAACTCAAGCCCCTGCACCTGTATGGTTTCAATCGTGCGAAATTTACCGCCAGATACCGCTGGCGGCACGTTGACGGAGACTCCGCCGCTGTCACCATTGCCGCTGCTACCGTTGGCATCATAGCCAATCCATACCGGGCGATTACCCATCGGCCTGGACGCGAAAGGCTTCCAGTCCGGCCATTCGTCGTAACCATCTGCCCCGCAGCCAATCAGGGCGTTAAGGTTGAAAGCGGACTCACCATCGCGAACGAACTCGCACATATACAGGTTGCGAAATTCATCCTCACTGTTTTCATCCTGAATTTCTTCAAGATCGGTGTATTCCCAGCCGTGGTCTATCACGTCCTTCAGGGTGACAATCTGACGCCAGGTTTTATCCGGGCATAACAAGCCACTGTTCAGCGTTTTCCAGCCCACATCAAACGCTTTGCGCTGAGCCTTTGTGCGTTTCTCATTCCAGCGGTCGCCCGTCCAGAACGGGTAAGCCTCATGGGTTTCACCTGACGGCGTGGAAAAGTAGGTACGCGTCAGTCCTTTCAGCGTTGCCATTGCACCTGCAACCTTTCGCAGGTTGGTGAAGTTGCTGACCCAGAAGAATTCATCGAACTTCAGGTTGCCCGTATATGACTGTGCCGTCGCTGCGGACGTGCCGAGGAAATGCAGCTCTGCGCCGTTACTCAGTACGATTTTGTCGCCACCCTTAAGCTCAACATCCACCTCTTCGGCCATCCTCTGAATGAATCCCCTGAACTGGTGCGCCTGACGGCGGGATGCCGACAGAAATATCTGGTTGCGCTGGTACGGGTATTTCACATCATCGCGCAGCGCATCCAACAACGCCTCGCGTGCAAAGTACCAGGTTGCGCCAATCTGGCGGGACTTCAGTATCATGCGGTTTCGGTGGTGGCGTTGTTCATACCAGCCGCGTTGATGCCACGAAAGCGAATCAAGTATTTTCTCCCGCAGCGCGACGATCTGTTCTTCGGTGAAGTGGTTTTTCAGCTTGCGCTTGCGCGGCTTTTTGCCCGTGCCGGCCCCTGCCGGTTGTCCGTCAGACAGCTTTTTCAGTTGTCGGGCCAGCAGATCAATCTCCTTGAAGTCTCCCCCGGTCTTGTCTTTCTTGTCCGTCAGCTGGATGAGGCGGGCATCCATCGACTGGCTGACGCGCTGGACGGGCGGCGTTTCATCCCATTCATCGCGTTTCTTCCAGGCATAAATTGTGTTCTGATTAATCCCCATCAGGCGCGCGATCTCCGCTGGCGGGTAGCCCTGCCAGTAAAGTTGTTTTGCCCTCTGACGTACAAAAGCGTCCTGTATCATCTTCCCTCCACCGTTTATGGAGTGAAGATTACCCCGCGCGCGATCCCGCTACCGCCCCCTTTATGGTCTGGCCTTCCTCCGACAACAAAACCTCGTTGAGACAGCAAGTTACGCTCTGCCATCATGGCCGTACAGAAACCACTCAACAGGATTATCGACATGGCTAGCGCAGCTAAACCAGCCCGTAAGAAATTCCGCGTTGCCGTCTCCGGCCCCACTATTGATGGACGCGAGATAAGTAGTAATGACCTTTTTACGATGGCAGAAACATACGACCCCTCTGTATACGGAGCAGTGGTTGATATTGAGCATTATCTTTCTATGTCTCCGGACAGCACATTCAGTGCCGTGGGGCATGTAACATCGCTTGATGCAGAAATTATTTCAGACGGTGCACTAAAGGGCAGGACGGGGCTTTATGCAGAGATTGAGCCTTCTCCACGAATGAAACAAATGATCGATGACGGAAAAAAGACTTATACCAGCATTGTTATTGATCCAAATTTTGCTGCGACGGGAAAACCTTACCTACGTGGCCTGGCTATGACAGATACACCTGCGAGCCTTGGCACCGAGCGACTTAAGTTCGCCGCACAGCAATACCAGTCCATTCAGCGATTCAATCAGAAGTCTGGTGAAGACGCGCTCTTTACCGAAGCCATTGAGGCTGAGGTTGTAGAACTGGCGGAACAGCGCAGTGACGAAGGCAAACAGTGGTTCAGTCGTGTCATGGGGATTATCGGCAAAGGCCGTAAATCTGACGGTGAGCAGTTCAGCCAGGTGCGTGACGTCGTGGAGAACGTCGCCCAGTCCCATGCCGAACTGCTGGACAGCTTCAACGACCTGAGCCGCGCCCGCGAGCAGGACAGCCAGGCCATTCAGAAGCTGAACTCCGACCTTGCCGCGCTGACCAGCAAGCTGGGAAGCGCAGACGGCAATTTCAGCCAGCGGGCACCCGCGAGCGGTGGCGCTAACGCGCAACTGGCTGATTACTGATATTCACAAAGAGAGCAGAGAGCATGGATAACAATACCCGCCAGTTATTTGATCAGTACATCGCCCGGCAGGCACAGCTCAACGGCGTATCAACCGCCGCCGTTGCTGCAAAATTTGCCGTAGATCCGACGCGTCAGCAGCGCCTTGAGCAGGCCGCACAGCAGGATGATTCTTTCCTGAGCAAAATTAACGTGTTTGGCGTCAACCAGCAGATCGGACAGAAAGTCCTGATCGGCAGCAAAGGTCCGATGGCTGGCGTAAACAACAGTGTTACCAGTCGTCGCAACCCTGGCTCAAATCATTCAATGGAGCCGTTCGATTATATGTGCCGCAAGGTCAACTATGACTACGGCATCAGCTATGAACAGCTTGATGCGTGGGCGCACATGCCGGAGTTCCAGCCGCTGATCAGTAAGGCGATGGCCCGCCAGATGTCGCTTGACCGCATCATGATTGGCTTTAACGGCGTGAAGTACAGCGACCCGTCTGACCGTGCCGCTAACCCGCTGTTGCAGGACTGTGGCATTGGCTGGCTGGAAAAAATCCGCCAGGAAGCGCCGCACCGCGTCATTTCCAATGTGACGATCACCTCGCGCGATGAAGATAACAAGATTGTCGCAAAAGGCACCTACGGCAACCTTGGCGCTGCGGTGTACGACGCCAAAAACAGCCTGATGGATGAGTGGCACAAACGTAACCCGGATAACGTGGTGATTCTTGCGGGCGACCTGCTGACGAGCAGTAATTTCTCGGCCATCAACGCGTTAAGCCAGACCAACCCGAATACCGAAATGCTGGCCGGTCGGCTGATTGTCGCGCAGGAGCGCGTAGGCAATATGCCGACCTTTATCGCGCCTTACTTCCCGGTGAATGGCGTGCTCGTCACGCCGTTCAAAAACCTGTCGGTGTACTACCAGCGCGGCGGTCTGCGCCGGACGATCAAAGAAGAGCCGGAATACAACCGTGTCGCAACGTATCAGTCTTCAAACGATGACTTCGTCATTGAAGACTACGGCAATGTTGCGTTCATTGACGGCATTCAGTTCGCCCAGGCCGAAGCGGCAGGCGAGTGACAGAAACGGCGGGGCATTGCCCCGCCATGACGGGGAGAAGTGACGATGTTAACACCGGCACAACGACATTTTCAGAGGGTCATGGCAGAACGCCGGGGCCAGGCGGATGAAGAATCCGATATCCAGCGCACCGCGCATGAGCAAATTCTGCATCGCCTGCGTATGGACTTGTCCCGCCTCAGCGGCGTGCAGTCCGAAGAAACCAAAGCCGAAATGAAAAAATCCATGCTGCCTGAATATGAGGGATGGATTGAAGGCACGCTCGACGGCGACAGCGGGCGGCAGGATGAAGTCATTACCAGGCTGATGGTCTGGGCGATTGACTGCCGTGACTATGCGCTTGCGTTGAGGCTGGGGCGCTATGTGGTGCGCTACGGATTGACGCTGCCGGATAACTTCAATCGCACGGCAGCGACCTTCCTGACCGAAGAAATGAGCAAACCGGTGCTGACGCTCGCCGCAGCTGATGCTGACGCTGATTTATCGGCCAGTACCGCAGTGCTTGATGAAGTGGCGGAAATTGTCGCCGACAGTGATATGCCGGATGTGGTGCGCGCCAAATTGTGCAAGGCCCGTGCACTTGCCCGCCGTGGTGCGACTGATATCACGACCAAAGCGGAAGCGCTGGCGCTGTTCCGTGAGGCGCTAACTCGCAACCCCAACGCCGGGGTGAAAAAAGAGATTGCCACGCTTGCCCGTGAAGTTAAGAAGCTGTCTGCGGATAGCGGCACGGGTGAAGGCGACGCGGCCAGCACCGACAAAACTGACGGTACTGCTGAGCCTGTCCCTGAAAAGAACACCACCGCCAGCGCAGCAAGTAAAGCGACGACGCGTAAAACCACGACCAGGGCGGCAACAGGCAAAGCGACAAAGCGCAAGCCTGCCAGCCAGAAAAAGAATTAACGACTTCGGCCCCGTCCGACAGGCGGCGCGGGTGGATATCTGCCCGTTTACGGTCTTTTAACCACCCGCCCACCGCCTGATTTATGGGAGATAAGTGCATGAGCAGCCTTGTGGCAAATAAGCGCGTGTTGCCTGCCGACAGTGATACCCCCGATGTTGATGATGGTGATACCACTGTCAGTGCCGGGGACTTCTGGCCGGTGATTAAACTCGCCGATCTCCGTCTGGCCGCGCGTATCACTGGCGGTATCACCACGTCCAGGCTGATGCACGTCACCACGGAAGCGGTAGCCCATGTCACCGCGCAGTTGCTGGACTGGCGCGCCGGTCAGCTCAAAGCAGGTTATTACACGCTGGAAGATGTGCCCTCCGTCCTGCCGTCAGGTGAGATGGAAAAGCTGGTTATCAACGGTGAAAACGTGAAGGTGTACCGCTTCCGGCGTGCGGTTTATTCGATAGCCAGGGCGCTGGTACTTGAAGGCTATCGCGACGTTGATACTACGGCGAAAGGCGATAAAGATGCCGCCGCGCTTGACCTGCAACGGGATGATCTCTGGCGGGATGCCCGCTGGAGTATCGCTGACATTCGCGACACCCCGCGCCTCTATGCGGAGCTTTGCTGATGAAAGTGAAGGCATTGCAGGGGGATACGGTGGATTTGCTTTGCTGGCGTCACTACGGCACCACGCAGGGCGTTACCGAAAAAGTGTTATCTGCCAATCCAGGACTGAGCCAGCAGGTTTTTCTTGATGCCGGTCAGGAGATTGAACTGCCGGAAATCGCGCGTAAAGCGACACAGGAGATGGTGCAGCTATGGGATTAAGTTTTTTTCAGCGCCTGAATGACTGGCTGACATTCACGATGTCAGCGATGGTCACGAGTATCGGCGTCATGACACTGAGCGAAAAGATTGCGCTGGCTGGTCTTCTCGTCGGGATGGTTTTTGGTGCCCGTGGATGGCTCTATCGCGCCCGCATCGAACGGGGGCAGAAGCGTCGCAACGAACTGATTAACCAGATCCTTGAGCAGGCAGAACACAGGCAGATGAGTGGGTCAGAGCGCCGGGCGCTTGACCTCCTGCAACAGAATGAGCCGGAAGATGAAACAGCTTATTAAAAAATGCTCCATTGCGGCCATTGTTGCGCTGGGTATCACGCTGAGTCCGGGCGCGTTGCGCACAACGCCTGAAGGCCAGCAGAAGATTGCTGGCTGGGAAGACTGCCGGAATACGCCTTACTACTGCACGGCTGGCGTGCTGACGGTTGGAATTGGTTCGACGGGACGTGTTGAAAAGCGTGAGTACAGCGACAGCGAGATCGCCGGTCGCTGGATTAACGATATGCGGCACGCTGAAAACTGCATTAACCAGAATTTTGAAGGCGAGCATATGCCGCAGTCTGCCTTTGAGGCCATGACGGATGCCGGTCTTAATGTGGGGTGTACTGGCCTGATGTGGTTCACGGACGGCCAGAAGCGAAAGCAGCGCACGACCATCTGGAAGAAGGCGCAGGCGCATGAATGGCAGGCGATGTGTAACCGGTTGACAGACTTTGTGAACAGCGGCGGTAAACGCAGCCAGGGGCTGGTTAACCGGAGAACGGATTTTAAGGCGTGGTGCCTGCGTGACGTGGAGGCTGTTAAGTGAAGATTACAGCCATTTTATGTGCGCTACTGGCGCTGGCCTCTGGTGGCCTGCTCTGGCAGACGCATCAACGCGGTAAAGACTCCGTGCGCAATGAAGTACTTTCCCGCGAGGTGAAGAGTAATGGTGAGGTGCTGGATGAGCTGCGGGCGCTGACTGCTGATGCCCGCGAAGTCCTTGCACAGTTGCGGGCAACCGAACAGCAAAGAAACGCGGAGGGAGAAAAGCGACGTGAAAACATGCGCGATGCCATCAAAGACGATACGTGTGCCAGTACTGTTGTTCCTGCTTCTGTCAGTAACAGCCTGCAACACCGTACCGCCGCAGCCGCAAATGAAAATCGTGCACGAACCGGTGCCGGAAAGCCTGACGGCAGCAACGCCAGCGCCGGAACTGACCGCCCCGGTAACGTGGGGCGCGATAGCTATCTGGAGTGA